ATCAGAAGCATTTGCTAAAGAACCAGTACCTATGATGGTTCTAAAGTCAAACGGAACAAACCTTACTAGCGAGCGTATTGGCAAACTGCTTGAAGCCTGGCGCGTAGCCCGCACAACTCGGAGCACAGCATTTCTGAATGCCGATGTGGAATTGCAGGCTATGGGAATTGATCCAAACAAACTACAACTCAACGAAGCACGTCAGTACGTTGCTTTAGAGTTATGTCGTGCTGCTGGATTACCGGCTTACTTTGCATCTGCTGAAACAACTTCGATGACTTACTCAAACGCAATCTCAGAGCGTAGATCATTGGTTGATTTCTCATTACGTCCAATCTTGACTGCGATCGAACAACGAATCTCAATGGCGGATTTCGTGGGTCAAGGCAACGAAGTGCGTTATGCGTTAGACGACTTCCTGCGTGGCAATCCTTTGGAGCGCGCACAGGTTTACGAGATCCTAAACAGAATTGGCGCGATGAGCGTTGATGAAATCAGACAACAGGAGGACTTGTTATCATGAAAATAACAATGCCAGTTAGCATTACTGCATCAGATGTTGAGTCACGCATCATCGCAGGTCGTATTGTGCAATGGGATGCTGAAGGCAATACCTCAGCGGGTCGCACAAAGTTTTTGCCTAACTCAATTAACTTTGGCAAGAACACTAAATTAGTTTTAGAACACAACCGCACAAAGCCACTTGGCAAGTTAGTCGAATGGTCTCAGGATGACACAGGCATCACAGCCTCATTCAAGATCGCTAAGACAACTGCTGGTAATGATGCTTTGGAGGAGGCTGCAACTGGACTTCGTTCAGATTTCAGCGTTGGCGTAGAGGTAGATGCTTGGGACAACAAGGATGGCGTTATGGCTATCTCAGCATCAAACCTAATTGAAGTTTCACTCGTAACTGATGGAGCAATCCCAGGTGCAGAAGTGGAAAAGGTAGCAGCAGCCGAGAACCCTGGACAAGCTGCATCCGAATCAACCCCGGAGCCTCAGATCGAGGATCCTAAGACCGAAGGAGATGACCTAGTGTCAGAAACCGTTTCAGAGGCAGTATCAACCGAGACGGTTGAAGCTGCTAAGGTTGAAGTTAAGGCGACAACACATCCGCTTAACTCTCAGCGCGTTCGTACACCAATCGTTTCAGCAGGTTCATACCTAGAGCACTCAGTTCGCGCAGCAATGGGCGATGAGACATCTAAGTTGTATGTTGCTGCTGCATCAGATACAACAACAACTGAGGTTGCTGGTCTTGTACCAACTCCTCAACTAACAACAATTTGGGATCCAAAGACAACAAACATCCGTCCTGCAATTTCAGCAGTTCGTAATGCTGTCTTGCCTGCTGCGGGAATGACTTTTGAAATCCCTCGCGTAAAGACTGCTCCAACAGTAGCTGCTGCTGCTGAAAAGGGTGCATTCTCAGATACTCAGACAGAGATCGAGTATGTTTCTTGCTCAGTCGCCAAGTACGCGGGAATGCAGAAGTTCGATGTTGAGGTTCTTGACCGCACATCACCAGCATTCTTTGACGAGTTGGTTCGCCTAATGGCTAACGCATACGCAAAGGCAACAGATACTGCAATGGTTACAGCACTACAGGCTGGAACACTTGACTCAACAGTAATCACACTTCCATTTGATGGAGATGAGTTTGCTGGTTACATCTCTCGCGGTGCTGCATCAATCTACAACGCAACAAAGCGCTTCCCAACTGGAATTATCGTAACTCCAGATCAATGGGCTGCTTTGATCGCTTTGACAGATGGCAACAAGCGCCCTCTATTCAATGTTGCTGGTAACTCACAGAATGGCGTTGGCGTAGTAGAGCCAGGCAATGCTGTTGGTTCAGTAATGGGACTTCCAGTATTTGTAGATCCATACATCTCAGGTACAGGCGATGATTCAATCATCATGGTAAACCGCGAAGCGTTTACATGGTACGAAGGTGCCGGTCCACTACAACTCCGTACAAACATTGTTGGTACAGGTCAGGTTGAAGTTGGTTATTACGGCTATGGCTCAGCAGTTACTTTGACTGCTGGCGGTGCGTTCACACTTAATCAGAACGCTTAATTAATCATGGCGGGGGGGTTGCTCCCGATCTCCCCGCCAGTCGTTTAGAGAGGACGAAATGCCAAGTATTATCACAGCTGCACAGTTGAGAACGGTGCTTGGTGTTTCGTCTGCTCTTTATAACGATGCGTACCTCGATGACATCATCGACACATCTGAGGCGGTTATTCTGCCTCTGCTCACAACTTTTGCATCACCAATCGCTAAGGTTTCGCTGACTGATAATGTCGCAACCTTTGAGACAGTAGGCATCCATGAGTTCACAGAAGGACAATCAGTTGTCATCGCAGGATGCGGAACACCATTTAACGGCACTCGAACAGTCAATGCTGATGTCGATGCGTACACATTTACAGCAGACATCACTAATGCCGATGTTCTCGAACGAAATGTCATTCCTAGCGGATCCGCAACACTTACAGGCGCTTCAACGTATGTTGGAGTTGCAGCGGTCGAATCCGCAATCATCGTAGTTTCAGTTGAAGTATTCCAATCTCGTACTGCTCCAGGCGGACAGATTGAAGGCGTGGACTTTGCTCCATCTCCTTACCGTATGGGTCGCAGCTTGTTTAATCGTGTCGTAGGTCTACTTGGACCTTACATCGATGTTGAAACAATGGCTCAGTAATGCCGAGCACTATTCTTTCAGCAGTTCGTACTCCTCTTGCCACAGCCTTATCTGGAGTTGCAGCAAACGTATTTAGTTACGTCCCTGAGCAGATCCCAGCACCGGCTGTTGTCGTAGTACCGGACTCTCCTTACATGGAGTTTGAGACAATCGGCAAGAGTACCTTTCGATGCAAGTTGAATTACACAATTACGTGCTGCGTTGCTTATAACAGCAACCCTGCATCACTTGATAACATAGAACAACTAATCACAAGCGTTGTGGCGGTTATACCGGCTGGATACGATCTCCAGGTAGTAGACCGACCAACAGTCACACAAGTAGGCGCTAGTAACTTGCTAGTCGCGGACATACGCGTATCCACCTGGTATACGCAGACAGCATAAGGAGAACCAATAATGCCAACAACAGTCATTACGGGTCGCGACCTCGTTCTAACCATCGCAACAGTTAATTACGATGCTCAGACAACTAGCGTGACTCTCGTGAACAGCCCAACTATCGATGTCTATCAGACACTTGATGGCAAGGCTTACAAGCACACAGACGATCAATGGACTCTTAACATCGAGTTACTTGCTGACTGGGGTGCAACATCATCACTATTCGAAGCAATGTGGGGCGCAGCTGATGCGAATCCAAACACAACACTTGCAGTTTCACTAACAGCAGTTACAGGCGCAGTATTTACTTGCAACGTTTTGCCAGTATTCCCAACAATCGGTGGCGGTGCTCCAGGAGCACAGACTGACACTTGGGCGCTAACAGTAGTTGGAACACCAGCAGACACATTCAGTTAAAATCTAACAAACGGGAGCAATAGATGAAACTACCAATAACAATTACATACAACTCTGGAGACGAAGCAACTTATACGGCTCAGCCTCCTGAGTGGGCAAAGTGGGAGAAGGCAACTGGCAACACGATTTCTCAGGCTAATGACAAGATTGGCATTTGGGATCTCATGTTTCTGGCTTATAACGCTTACAAGCGAGAGAACGCTGGAAAGCCTGTTAAATCTTACGACATTTGGTCTGAGACCGTTGCAGATGTAACAGTCGGAGACGATAGCCCAAAAGCCACCAACCAGGAAGCATAAGGCGGATCCTCGTTAATCTAGCAATAGAGACGGGGATACCGATGCAATACTGGGAGGATGCAGACGACATTTTAACCGCGATAGAGATACTGAAGGAGCGATCGGATGGCAGATGAAGTCAAGATCGCTTATGACAAAACAGATCTACGCGGTATTACCAGGGCTTTCAAAGGTATGTCAGATGAAGCCGTTGAAGCTGCTAAAAAGGAAAGTTCTAATCTTGCTGAATACGCTTCTCAACAGATTAAGATCGCAGCAGCGACTCGTACGGTTTCAGGTACTGCTGCTAGGCGTATTGCTGATGGAGTTAAGGTAAGCAAGACTTCAAAGATTGGTGAGTTTAGTTACGGCTTTGCTCGTCAAAAGTTTAGCGGTGGCGGTTCAACTCTCGACCTACTTTACGGTATGGAGTTTGGATCTAATAGATTTAAGCAGTTCCCAAAGCGTACGCCTAACAAGGGCAGAGGTAACTCAGGTTACTTCATCTACCCAACTCTGCGACAGATTCAACCGGATCTAGTTCGCAAGTGGGAGGAAGCATTTAGTCAGATTTTGAAGGAGTGGGATTAATGGCAGGTAATAGAACCCTTAAACTCTCGATCCTTGCTGACGTTGATGATCTTAATAAGAAGTTAAAGGCTGCCAATGGTGATGTCGAAACATCCGCTGGCAAGTTAGAAAAGTTTGGCAAGGTAGCAGGTGCAGCGTTTTTAGCGGCTGCTGCTGCTGCCGGTGCCTATGCAGTCAAGATTGGCGTTGATGGTGTTAAGGCTGCATTAGCCGATGAACAAAGCCAGGTTAAATTAGCCTCAGCATTAGAGAACGCAACAAACGCAACTAAAGCCCAGATTGCAGCTACAGAGGACTCCATCGACAAGATGGCTCGCGCTACTGGCGTTGCAGACGACAACCTACGTCCAGCGCTTGCTCGTTTGGCTTTATCAACTGGCAACGTCTCAAAGGCTCAGGATTTACTATCTCTTGCTCTTGACATTTCTACACAAACAGGAAAGCCTCTCGAAGGCGTAGCCAATGCCCTAGGTAAAGCATACGATGGAAACAGCGCAGCCCTTGGTCGCTTAGGTATCGGATTAACTGCTGCTGAATTAAAGGCTATGTCCTTTACTCAGGTTCAAACCAAGTTAAGTGATCTCTTTGGTGGCGCAGCTGCTAAGAATGCTGAGACCTTCCAGGGTCGTATGGATCGTTTGAAGGTAGCCTTTGATGAAGGCGTTGAAACCATCGGTTATAACCTTTTGCCTATTATCCAGAAGTTTATTGATCTTATTGTTAATAAAGTCATTCCAGACTTTCAGAAGTTTATTAAACTCTTTGATCCACTCAAAGAAGCAATCGAACGAAACAAAGAGTCTTTTCAGGCACTCGGTTCATTTATCGTTGATTACATCGTGCCAGTATTTACGGTTGCTCTGGGTGGAGCGATTACATTCGTGGCAAAGATTGCTGCCGGTGTCGTGGACATCGTAGGCGGTGTTATTAACGTAATCCGTAATCTAGTCTCAGGAGCCATCGATGGCATCAATGCTCTTATCAAGGCTTACAACGCCATCCCAATCTTGCCTAACATCCCAACCATCTCTAAGCCTTCATTTACTACTCCAACAGTTTCAGCGCCAAAGGTCAGCACACCAACTTACACAGCGCCAACTATTTCAAGCACCGGTGGCGGTGGCTCGACTGGCACAACTGGTACAACATCTGGATCTAGTTCAGTAGCCAAGGTTGCATCTAGCGCAGCAGCTGCATCAACCGCTGTTGGCTCATTTGATGTCGGACGATTCCGCATGGCTGAAAACGCTTCAATGGCACCTGTCTATAACATCAATGTAACTGGAGCCTTGGACAAAGAAGGCGTAGCCCGTCAGATTGTAGAGATTATTAATGAGTCCTCTTACCGCGGTGGCGGTGGACCTGGATCGGCTCTAATCGCATGAGTCAATGGACTCCTGAATGGAACCTTACAATCAATGGTGGAGGCAGTTACACAAACCTTACCCTTGCTAATCTTACGATTACTTCTGGTCGTCAAGACATCTATTCGCAACCTTATGCCGGCTACTGCAATGTTGAGATTCTTAACCTTGATCTATCTCCTATTGAGATGGACATCAATGACCAGATCAACATTCAAGTCAAAGACTCTACTGGCACTTTTGTAAACCTCTTTGGTGGCTATGTAACAGACATCGATGTAGAAGTCACTCAAGCCTCATCTACGGCTATCTCAGAGCGAATCAAGGTAGTTGCCTTGGGTGCTCTTTCCAAACTGCCTAAGACCCTTACAGAGGGTGTTTTAAGCAAAGACTTTGATGGCGATCAGCCC